ATCCACTCTATCTAGTGGAGCAGATAATGGCAGTAAATATACATACCTTTGGGATGCCAAGGAATATCTCAAATCGGCTGACAGGATCGTTCTAGCAACGGACGATGACGAGCCGGGACGAATACTTTCAGAAGAGATCGCTCGCCGTATCGGAAAAGCTAGGTGTTGGCGTGTCACCTACCCAGACGGATGTAAGGACGCGAATGATGTTCTCGTTAAGCATGGCGAATCAGCTCTAAAAGAGGTGTTAGCTGGAGCCACTCCATGGCCGGTTAGTGGCTTAAGGGATGTGTCGGAGTACAGATCAGAAGTTATGTCCACCCATCGGAAGGGATTGGACAACGGGATTAAGCTGGGCGTCCACGATATTGATAATATCCTCAGGGTTTCTCCACAGACTCTGACTATATGTACTGGCATTCCGGGATCTGGAAAATCTTCATTTCTGCTGTGGCTTACGATGAAACTAGCGGTAAAGCACAACTGGTCTACCGCCATTCTCTCGGCAGAAACACCACCCAGGATATTCTTGCTGCAAATGGCGGCTTTGTACCATGAAAAGCCCTATATGGGGCACGACAAGATGACAGACGCGGAGTTAGCGAAGGCGTTGGACTGGTTGGGGTCCAGATATGTCATACTTGATGACTCGGAAACGTCTATTTCATCTGTCCTAGAGCGAGCGCAAGCTGCTGTTCTTAGAATGGGTGTCAGAGTTCTAGTTATAGATCCGTTCAACTTCCTGACAGGTAGCCTATCGAATGCTGAGGAAGGATCAGTGGCAAGCGTCAACTCGCTTCTCATATCACTTAAAAAACTAGCAGTTGAACATTCCATTGCTATATTCCTGGTCGCTCATCCAGTTAAAATGCACAGGGAAAGGAATGGGAAGGTTCCTATCCCTGGAGGATATGATGTGAGTGGTTCGTCGGCACATTTCAATGTGTGTGACGTAGGTTTTTCACTGAGTCGTGAGGGTTCTGAGTCGAGATTGACTGTTTGGAAAGCAAGATTTCCATGGGTTGGGAAGATCGGGAGTACGGAGTTAGATTTTGACATTAGGACGGGCATCTTTTCTTCATCGTCGGGTGCTTGGGGGGATCTAGGGGATGATGAGGAATGGACTGATATCTAATCTTCTCACGGAAGAACAAAGAGAGAAGGTTAGCCTGTGTGAAGAAAGACTAGATTCTCGTGGAGTATTCACACGCTTTCGCGTCGAAGACCAAACTGTCTTTGACGCTTTTCTTTTATCTGACCTGATAGATCATCACGAACACAGCGGATTGGTTCTTTTTGCTGATGATGTAGAGAGAAGCGGAGCTTCTCCCGTTAGCTGTAGTCTTGAGCCATCTACATATAGAACTGCTTCCTATAAAGTAGGTGACAAGATTAGTACAAGGTGGCTTAGGTTTTCTTATGTCTATAGGTTCTTGGATAGAAAAGGTCTTGGCGTCGAGGCGAATTACTTGTTGAAACTCTTGCCCATCATGTATAACTGGCGATCCAAGTTAGATAACCTGGATCTAAAAAGAGTTTGCGCGAAGATACGGCCTGTTATAGGTCCGTTGTCTAGTTTTTACGATTGCAGAGGTGGAGATGGTGGGCCACTGGCCGTCATTAGATCTGGGAAAAGAAAGGGAGCCGAAACTTAATCGGCTCCCTTTCCCCAGGAGAAGGATGGACATGGCAGGCAATCCTTCAGCTCCTATTTAGAGTATTAGTTTCATACTGTCAAGGATTAGTATTGGTTGACAATACCCTAGTATGTAGCGTTATATCTAGGCAGACATAAAATTGTTCAAAGAGAAAATGTGAACCTTCCCCGTTGTTCCGCTTCGACCTTTTCTGGTTTTACCATTCGTACATATAATTTTATTGGATGTTAGTTCCATCCTATTAACTTTTACAGTTTCGTATGAAAGTCCGGTTGCCTTTGAAATCTCTTCTTCAGTTAATCCATCTTCCTCGGAATCAATAATGGCATCACAGACTACCTGACGAAGTGATTCAGTTGGTAGTTCCGGATCTTTATCGAGGTCGGTGTTACTTTTATCTTCGTAAACAAAAACCATGCAGTTGCCGTGAATCTTCCAGCCGGAGCCATTCCCGAAAATACTCAAAGGAATTCTCCTTGCTACTTTTTGTTTTGCTCTACGAAATTGGCAAGTACTAGAGTTACCATATTGGAGAGACTTCTCCCTTGACTTTCCGCGATAGTCCTCAGGTCTTCCTTTAGGGCTGGGTAGTGTTTGGATACCGAAATAACCATCTGAACTGCTTCCATCTTTATCTCCTCTGTGCGAACAAGAAACCTCGCCGAAAAGTAATATACAACAGGAGTGAACCTAGTCAATCCCTTGTCACTAATCAATTCCAGGGCTTCTTATACGTCAACAAGTTCCGTTATTTGAAATTCATTTTCAGAGCGGTGACGGCTTCAGTGTCCGCTTCATCGAGGGAGCGGAGCCACCATTCGTCTACGTCGTCGATGTGTGTTGCCATATACGGGTTCATGTCTGGGTCGCCATTGGTGAGCATTGGGCAGACCAGCCCGGTTCGGGCGTCTAGGAAGGTTCCAACTGAGTGCAGCGGAACGAGGCGTTGAATTGTCGCGAGCTTTCGTGACTTCCGATTCAGTTGGCGTTGACAGTTCTTGATCTCTCGTTCGAGTAGTTTCATCTCGTGATTGATTTTCTCCCGGATTCGCATTCATCTCTCCTTTGCTTTCTCTGTACACCAGCCGCAGAGGTCGTCATCGACATACTCGACGAAGTTGACCTTGCACCAGTCGCACAGCTTGGCGGCTGGGCGCTCCTTTTGTTTTGGTTTGCTCACTCAATCCTCCCATCATCCTGTGCTGTTGATTGGTTGTCTATTTGTTTCTGTGTTTCAACTTCTTCATGGGTGATACTGTGCGTATCCCTTCCCGAGTTGAGTAAATCTTGGATGATGCGTTCCTTGTGGAACACATCCTTTTCCGGTATGAGATCCTCAGGTCTTTTCCCCTCTTCCCACAGGCGTTGGCTACCAAACTCGCTGGAGTTTTCCTCAACAACGAATCTCTCCCACCAACCAAGAGGAACCACGAACGGAGGTTCAAAGCACCACAGGTGAAACTGATTACATGAATCAACCATTCTATTTTCTGATGGATATACTTCGATAGCCTCCCATTCATCACCGCATAACTCGTTTTTGATCCACTGGAACTCCCGCCAATCGTGACGTGCGCTGTCATCTATTGCCTTGATCGACAACCACACTATGTGTGTATTGGTACCAAAGTCGTGGTTAGCTTTAGGAACGTCTTCTTTGTGAACTAAGTATCTATTATTTTCCCAAACGGATAGATTGTTTCCCTCTGACAATTTGTTGTTCAAAAAGGCAGCGTTGGCAACACCCTGTTGAGTGGGTTTGCCTGGAGTGTTATGGAACAAGGAATCTACAGGCCGTTCGACGAAAGGTTTCCATCGCTTAGACATTTGTTTCTTGCGGAGGGCTCTTTCTTTTGATGTTCTCTTAGCCATTTAGTTCTCCTCAAGGCCACAAATGTCAACGCTAGGCAACCTGATGAAGGCTGCGGGATCGAGGTCTATTGTTATGGACCCAAAGGTATTGTCTGATGTTTCTGGTATATAGAACGAGGTACGAATTTCCGAATCATTGTGAAGCATCATTAACGTCACCGGATATCGAGTCTCGTCATCCGGCAACTGCTCTATGAACATCGGGTCCACGAATCTGTTGAACCTTCTTTTCAAGGCAAAGTCATTGGCCTTTTGCAGAATATCTCGTGTCGCGTATCTAACTTCAGTCATTATTCTTTCTCCGTATTATTGTTGTTTGAACACATCCATCAGGGTCGCTGGCTTCATCCCTGTATCCTATATCCTCAAAGCTAAGCTCTTCTAATCCCCACAACTTGACCCAAGTTGTCCAGTGATACTGTCAATCGGGGGCGAACGGGACTCCATTGACTGATCCGTCATCTCTATTTGGCGTTGCCTGCGTGGCCTCGATGAATACATCTGAATCAATCTCGTAGGTTCCTGCGTGGTGAGGCTTGCCTCCATATCCGCAGGAGTCTTTTGTGCATACATGTGGGCGCAGCGCCTTTAGGATTATTTCTCTTGGGCTATCTTTTGTAGACACGTTACTTCCCCTTAGTTGTCGGACGATATATCGACCTGAACAACATCTCCGAACGGTGGTACGTTGCTGTACCATCCATCTAGTCCTGTATATACTTCGTCGGTACTTGCCCACAAAACAGACGCGGTAGTTGGCTTCCCGTAATCTTCACAACACAGATCCGTGAATACGATAACGCCCTCGGCCTGTCTCGGCTGTCTCTTGAGCCAGTTGAAGATCGGTGCGAAGCTTGTACCGCCTCCAGTCTTTAGTTTCTTTGGTGTTTTATCCGTTGGCTTCAAGTGAACTATCTGACTTTGTTGGATAGTTTCATTGAACGGCAGGATGGTGAGTTTTTTAACTTTGATCTCGGATCGGATCTTGTCTAGATGATTCATAAAGGCT